TGGCCTTCTCTGCGGGTAGCATGACCACATCTTGCGATGCCGTGTTGAGCATACGACCGCCGCCGTGTTTGACCACTGGCTCCTTGTTGAACATGAACGGTGCAGCTCCCATTACCCGGCGGGTCTCTTGCACCAGCATCAAGACTTGCTCTGCGTCGGTTGCCGTCTGGCCGGGTTTCAGTCGGTGGCTGATTCCACCTACCTTGAGTCGCATGAGAAAGTTGTCCTTGTTGTAGGCTTGCCAGACCTTGTTTGTGTAGATGCAGTAATCACCGGTGGAAGCGTCGTAGTAGGCATCCCCTGCGGCTTCAGCCAGCCGCTTTTGGGTGAACTCTTTGACGAACTCCTTCCCCAGTAGGTCCGCCCATGTCATCATGCCCTTGGTAGAGCGTGTTGAGAAGGCACGCATACCGACCTCGGTCACAACGCACCCCACGCGGTCAATGCCGTCGTCCACCCAGAATAGCGGGCCACGTGCTCCTGCGGCAAAGTCTGCTGTCCAGCGGGCTTTGAAAGCTGGGAACTTCTTCTCCAGTTCCGCAGCAACAACGTCGAGAGGAATCACCACGTCTCCGTTCTCTGATTCATGAATCAGACGGCCAAGGACCGAGAGGCAGGCGCTGGCGATCGTGTCTTTGGGAACTGGAGTTGAGCTCACACGTTCCCAAGCACGTCCCAACTCCCACATCTCTGTGGGTTTGTAGCTGGCTTCGTCAAACCCCGGAGCCAAAGTAGGAGCCTCCAGCTCTTTGGCGATCGCTCGAATGAGCTTGCTTTGATTCTTGGGCTCTTCCGGCAGCATGATGGGCTCTTCAAACTCCCAGATGACTCGCACCTTGTTTGAGAAAGTGGTGGTCACCCATGTTGGGCGGATGCGGATGGATTTCTTTTTGCACTTCTCTACCACCTTCTCCGGCTCAATGCCTGCCCCGTCGTAGTCTGCGGCAAAGCCTAGCATGATATAGGGAGGGTTCTCGTGAACTCCCGGACGTTGAGATGGGTTGACCCCCTCAAACAGCGTGTAGAACACGTGTTCTGTGGTGGGTTCCACACACCATTGCCTGTAAGCCTCCTTGTCTCTGAAGGTTGGGAGAGCCGGGAATGGCGTCGGCGGTAGCGTCATCGGGACGACTGCCGTGGAGATCAGATTCTTAATAGTTGGAAAGTTCATTTGAGTGGATAGCTGTCAAAAATTCCTCCCTCGGCGTCAAGCGGAAGGTCCGGCATAAAGTCAGGAGGGGTCCTCATGATGTGCAAGATCGTTTTCAAGGCTTCTTCGGCTTCATGCTCGGCCACAAGTGCCGTCAGTTCGTCGTGGACATGGAAGAGCACTGGGTAGCCAGCTTCTTCCACACGTAGGACCATGTTGGCAAACACGTCTCGGGCTGTTGCCTGCGTCAGGTTTTCCGTCAGGCTTCCTCCCCACCATTTGCGGCGGGTCATCCCACCTTTGAAGGCTGTTTCTGCGGACAGCCCACTCATGTTGGAGGGGCGGAAGTAACGGAGGATGCGGCCAGAAGGCAACTCAACCGAGTAGTCTTCCTTGCGTCGGGCGGATTGAATCATCCCTTTCTCCAAAGATTGCCAGATACCACCATGTCCGCAGATTTCAGGAGAGGATACCCGGAAGTCTCCCACGGCTCGTTCGGCTTCCCGCGGTGTCAGTTCTAGCCCGCACATATTCTTGGCCATGATCTGGAACTTCTCAGCTCCAGCACCGTAGCCCAGCGCCAAGACACGAGCCTTGGCTAGCGCGTAGAGCTCCTTGTCCTCATTCTTGAGTTTGCCCCCTGTCCACCCCATGGATGCCCGTGCGTGGGCCTCATAGATGGCGATGCCAGAGCGCAAGGCTGAGAGCATGGTTGTGTTGCCCGTCAGCCATGCAAGGCAGCGAGGCTCAATCTGGCTGAGGTCCGCGTTGACGAACTTGAATCCCGGGGGAGCCCGGAACATCTCGCGCACGTTGACGCCAAACATGAGAGAGCCGGGGAGGTTCTGCACGTTGACACCGTCACTGCCAGAGAAGCGTCCCGTTGTCGTGGCCCCAAAATAGAGCATACCGAAGTTCATGTTGCCGTTGTCTGTTCGGAGGCGGTTACGCATGGCCATCAACTTCTTGAGAAGTGTGTTGGTCCGGCGCACAGTTCGCATGGCGGACACCCAAGGATAGGTTGCGGAGTACGTATCTTCCCAGATGCGGCAATCCTCGGAGTCTTCTGCAAGGCTTGAGGGTGGCACGATTCCCACGGAGCGGCACTGCACTGCCAGCGCCTTGGGCGAGAGAGGTTTCTCTCCTTCCTCGACCCACGGTAGCAAGGCTTGCGCCTCGAAGTTCTGAGTCTCCAAGTCAGGGATAGCCGCTTCCAGTTTGTCACGATCTACGGGGATTCCTTCCCACGCCATCATGCGGGTATGGCGCGATATGGCCCGTTCATTCTTCGGCCACTTGTAGCCAAAGTTCGTCCATAGAGCTAAGCAGGCGTCGGCATCCGCGAGAGCATACTCCATAGCCTCCTTCTTGAACTCCTCCGAGCAGTCCGCCCAGCGTTTGCCCTGCAAGGCTGCACGCACATCCTTCTTGAGCGGAGGACTCTTGAGTAGGAACTCCCCCGCCTTTGACAGCGAGCGTGGGGCACCCAAGTAGGAGACGAGGTCTGCTGTGCAGTGTGTGACTCCGGGACGTGCCGTGTTTGGGATAGCGCCGTCTGAGCGTAAGCGATGCAGAATCAGCTCATCAAAGGAAGCGTTGTGGTGAAGCCAGCCCCATTCAGGACCAGAGATTTGTGACCAGTCGAAGTCATGTGGGTGGCCAACCCACCTCAGACCAGTGCTTGTCGAGACAGACAGCAGGTAAGCGTCAAAGTCCTTATGGAAGATGTAATTCCATGTTCCCTGAATCGTGACAGATAGCTCTTTGCTGTAATAGGTCTCGAAGTCAATAGCGGCTACTGGAGACGCCATACCAGATACTTCCTCCCGTGTTTGCGTGATGCGATGGAAATGCTATGCCGTGGAGCAATGACGTGCATCGAACGGACTTGTTTGAAGGATACTTCGACCGGTCCTTCTGGGTGAGGCTTGAGACTCTTGAGGAGAGCCGTGACGGATTCAGCACCTCCAGCCTTCTCAGAGGCTGTGGGCTTTTTCTTGGTAGTCTTAATAGTGGCAGGCATGGTAATTTTGAGGAAATGAGCCGGGGGCTGTTTTCACAACCCCCGGCTGCGGAGTTGGTGGATTAAACGGCAGGAACCTCGGGTTCGGGGTGGCCCACGAGCCTTTGGCACCTTTGTTGATCTTGCTGGTCAGTTCCCAGCCACCACGCCACAGTCCATCCCGAAGCTGGAATTGACGGGAGGTCAGCAACGGTTTGGCAAAGCTGGTGTAGGAGCTGCGACCCACACTGAAGACGACAGGAGCCCAGAGCTTGCCGTCAATCTCGTAAATGAACAGGTCAATCACGGATGCAGAGTCTGGGTTCTTTTCGAGACCTTCTGGCATTTGGACCAGAAGATGGATGTGGGCGAGTTCAGAGAACTCTCCGTCGCGGAATCCGAAGACACCGCCGTCTGCCTTGACTTCCTCACGTGTGTTGAACACGCGGCCTTGCGCACCCGAGCCGTACTCAGTCTTCTCCTGATACTGCTTCTTGATGTTCAGCGCGATGAAGCGCAGTTCCTTACCAAGGTTGCACTCCTTGTTGAGGACGAATGCCCCGAACTCAAAGCGTTCCGGCAAATCTCCAGTGCGTTGCACCAGATTAAGCCGTGGCAGCTTGATGTCCGAGAAGTCAATGTCACCCTGCACGTCATCGTTGGCGGCTTGGTGAGTGACGACAGCCGTGGACTGGGCTGTGGTTGCGAGGGTGGCAGGGGCTGGAGCTGCTTCTGCTGGAGCAGGAGCTTCTTCAGTGGTTTCGACGACAGCGGTTTCACCGCGTTTGAATGAACGAGTCATGTTAGTTTATTGGGTTCGTTGGGTTCTCTATGCTTTGGTTTTGACCGGTACCAGTTTGTGGTACTTTCCGTCAGATGTAACGGCATCTCCTTCTGCAAGGAGTTCGTTCATCCGGTCTTTCTCGGATTGTTTCTTGCCGCGTGCGGCACCCTTGGCCCACAGCTCTTCCAGCTTGCCGACAGAGCAGCCAGTGGTGCAGGACAGAATGTCCTCCATTGTCAGACGCTCCTTGAGCGCCTCAAATGCGAGGACAGGGTTTGGAACTTTGCGTGGTGAGTTGGCTTCCACCAACGTGAAACCTTCTGGAACAATGTCGTCCACAAGAGCTTGTTGAAGTGCCCATGCCTTGATGTCTTCGGCCCACTTCTCTACGATGGCTGCCATGCGAAGTAGCACGCCAGTTTCCTGCGGGTCACGCACGTCTTCAAGGGTCACGACAGGATTCTTCGGCAGCTCCTTTACGCCCAGCTTCCCCGCCACAGTGATGACGTGTTTAGCGAGAGCACGGCAGCGAGTGCGGTTGCCACAGAAGTCACAGCTCTCACACAGCGGGTTGAGCATAGAAACCACAGACTCATCGTCGAAGAGGCTTTTCGCTTTGGTGGCACGATCAAGCACCAGACGGATTTCCTTCTCGATCTTCGGCAGGTCTTCACGGGTGAAGGTGTGCGTGCTGATGGTATCGAGGCGAGGCATGCAGAAGTGGACAGTGATTGTCTCCAACTCCGGGTGGCGATTGAAGACCCCCATCACGTAGGCTTTGCCTTGCAGATTCTTGGATGCAGGGCGGACTTCTATCTTGCCAAACTTGTGGTCAATGATGTGGGCATTCACACCATCTTTGAGGATAGCCAGTGTGTCGAGGTAGCCAAACTGCTCAAAGACTTCAACACGGATTTCCCGCTCCACGTGGGCGTCTTTAGGAATAACCTCGTCTTCATAGCCGATGGCCATCTCTGCGAGCATAGCCTCTTCTTCAGTGAGACCTGTTAGGTTGCGTGTCTCCACAGCGTTGTGGCATCGAGTGCCGGATTCTGCTGCGGTCATTGCACCTGCGTGGGATTTACCACTTACGTAGCCCGGGCAGATGGCAATGTCCTCAAGTTTGGATGGGCTGTATTCAGCGTGAGGGCGTTCGGCCACGGTTTCAGCAGCCTTGGGTTTTACGACCGCAGGCAGGGCAACTCCGGGGAGAGAAGAACCTTCTGGGATAGTAAGTTCGACGGGTATTTTTTCTTCGGTTTTAGGCATATCTTCTGGTTTGGTAGAGGTTGTTAATGCTAACTTGTCATGTAGTCTCCGCATGTTGTCAATTTTAATTTGCACAGCGGCCATCACTTTTTCTTCAACGCTCCCCGCAGCGAGCATCACGTACTGTGTAGTTTCACTGAGGGCTCCGGCGCGGTCAATTCGACCAAATACCTGCTCCATGATCTTGGCGTTGAAGGTTGGAGAGATCAGGGACATCCGCGGACGTTTAGAAGTTGCTGTGTGGTGTAGGTTCACCGCAGTTCCACCCGCAGCAATGTTACACAGCAGCACGTGTACCCTGTCACATTGGAAGTCTTCAATCGTCTTGTCTCGGTTCTTGGTGTCTTCGCCCCATACAACGCCGTAGCGGATGCCTCGCTCATCAAGGATTGACGCCAGCCCTCGAATCGAGTCGTTAAAATTCAAAAATACGGGGATGCTTAGCCCCTCTACGAGGCGCATCTCGATGAAGTCTGCGAGTTCTGGTAGCTTCAGCAGCTCAACTTTCTGGCGAGCTCGGGTCAAGGCTACCAGTGCTTCTGCCGGAGATCCTTCTAACTCCTCTTTTTCCTCTTTGATGGTCTCAAATAGACTGTCGAGTTGCTCTTTTACCTCTGTGTAGGCCCGTGTGATGTCCTTCATAGCCGCAAATTCCACTGGTTCCCAGATAATATGGGACCGTGTGAAGAACTTGGACATCTCTGCACGGGATAGTTGACTCCCTTTTAGTGGATAAATCATGCGATTAAGGGCTAGTAGGTTCTTTTCTGACCCTTTATCAGGAAATTCCAGAGCCCCCCAGAAGTTTTGAGTGCAGCCGTGCCGCAGACACCAGCCAAAAAAGTCGGTCAGACGGTGCAGATTGAGGAGGTAGCCGATGGCCCGCATCTCTGTGGGGTCTTCCGCAGCCGTTGCTGACAGCATGACCACAGGTTTGCCCTTGGCCCCGATCAGCATCTTGGCGTTTTTGGTATAGGTGCCCTTGCATGCGTGAACTTCGTCAAAGACCAGCAGGGTTTTTGGTGGCGTCGTCCAGACAAACTTGTCTTTCTCCCAACGACCAAACTCCGTCTTACCCATACGAAGCTTCTCGTAGTTGATCACCCCTACTTTTTTCGCCTTCTGCCCTGCAATTTCGCGCTCCCAGTTGGGGATTGCTGGTTTTGGGCAGATCACCATGATTCCCATGTCCAAAGCTTTCGCTAGTTCTGTCGAACAGATGGTTTTTCCTGTGCCAGTCTTGGAAGAGTCCAGTGCAGCCATGTTTGATTTGACTGCCTCTTCAAGATTTTTGACGTGCTCAACTTGAGGTGGGAATAGAGTCTTCATTTTAGGTAGGAAAATTTGATCGAGTCTTCCTTGGCCCCTCTCTGAATATGGACAGCCCCTAGAGCGAACCCGGCCTGCGGCCAAGGCTTGGGTGGAGTAGGAACAAAGAGGATTTCTTTGATTCCAAAGTTCTCATCGGCCATGTCTTGGCGGCGAGCTTTCATGAAAAAGGCGTTCACAAGACAGAGGAACACGACATTGGTTGAGCACTCCATAGACTTCTTGAGAAAGGCCCTAAACTTTGACCAAGGAGGGTTGGTGATAGTCCAGCAGACAGGCTCTTGCCTAGAGTCCAGAAAGTCAGCCCCCTCATCGAGCTCGTAAAACTCTACAAAACCGTTTGTCGCGTAGGGCAGCAAGGCTTCGTAGAAAGCTCCTTTGCCCCGGCAGGGGTCCAGAAGCATTCCAGATGGGTTGAAGTGTTCAACGATTGCTTTCGCCAGATCAGGCGGAGTATAGATGCGGTCATTTCCGCCTTTCGGAGCGAGGGGTCTTGGCATGTTTTTAGGTTTGAGCTTTATACTTTTTTTGATTCGAGTCCCCACTCAAGAATCAACACGGCATCTGCTACGGCGTGCGTGATTTTGAAGTTTGGGTAGCGGCGTTGAGCCTCAGCTTTGAGCTTGTTTTTCCATTCTGTATAGCCTCCAGCTGATTTACTACGGGAGCCAAGTTTGAAGTGCTTTTGCCAGTCATGGGGATTCACTTCGATCACTCGGATGTTCAATGCAGCACAGATGCCATAGATAACTCCAGCGTTTCGCTGCAACTTCGCCATGCTTGCCATCCCGCCCTTGGCCCCCGGGAAGAAGACTGGAAGTTTCTCAATAATGAGAGTAGCTCCGGGCCACTGACGGAGGAGGTCCGCAATATCGGTGTCAGTAGGAGGCATTGGGTGGATATGCTGAAGCCCGTTAGATGGGCTACCGATTGCAATTCCGCCTGAGAGCCCGGGGTCAATAGCAAGGATAGTTGACATAAGTTAGTCTTTTTAACCCGCTGCAATGACGGCGCAAGAGTTTAATTTACAGCGTGTTGTCTGGAGTAATACCAAACCACTCTTCAGCATCGGTTGGCAGCACAAGCCCCATGTAGTGCTCATGCAATACTCCCGGAGAATTGCCTACCTGCTCAGCTACCATGAAGGCGTTACGCTCCAGTGCCATCGAGTAGGTCACATAAGAATGGCGAAGCCCATTATTCTTCCAGACAACTCCAGCAGCGTGTTGAATGTCTTCTCTACGGTAGAGGGCATCTCGGACACTTTCTGTGACCACAGGTCCCGAAGCACGCTCAACTTTGCGTAGCCACGCAACCGCATTATCTGGTAACCGAGCCATACGACGGCGGGAAGTTTTGGTGATGTCCCCGTGTAACCGAGCAATCTTGTGGTCCAGCAAGATGTCTTCCCACTGAATCCGCATCACTTCTTCGGTGCGAAGACCCACGAACCCGCCCAACACCAGCATTGCCACTTGATAGTGCGTCCCTCTTTCTCCAGCAGCGGCTGCACGTAGCAGAGCTCGCATCTCTTCTGGGGTGAAGAACTCAGGGTCTCGGCGGGTCTTCTTAGGGCGGCGAATGCGTTGCGTTACATCTCGGCTGCCCCATGGCAGTAGGTCTGCGTTCTTGGCAAAAGCAAACACAGAAGACAGGGTGCGTAAGTGATTGAGCGCTGTCTCGGAAGAGTCAATGCTCCGAAGATAAGACTCCAGATCATCTTTGGTAATGTCGTTGATATGGCGGTCTCCCCAAAGCGTCACAGGGCGTTTCATGCGAGACTTCACTGTCTTGATATGAACTTTGCTCAGTTGTCGGGTCTCGCAGTCCGTCAGGAACTGGTTGACGACCGAACGGAGGGAGGCATCTGTGTTTGTTGCTTGTAGTGTTGTTTCCATAAAGGTTGTTAAAACTAACTTTAGTATGCCAGCGGTCAAGAAAAATCCAAAGCCAGACATCAATTTTTACGGTCTGGAGTTCCCGGCCGACGCTTCTGAGCTTGACGTTGAGCTGGTCTGCTACCGTGATGGGGCTCCACTATCTCCCGGGCGTCCGCATCATTTTCGCAGAGTCGTAGATTTGTTATGGAACCACGAAGGCTCTTCCAAAAAGTTTATCTGGCACCCGTGGGCTGAGGAGATGAATGAAGTAGCCGCTCTCCACAAGTATCTCGGCGTAGCCGGGTGTGCATCTTCCGGCAAGACAGACTTCTTTGCTGTTTGGGGCATTGTGGAATGGCTGTGCGCCCCGCATGCGACCAAGGTCATCTACACTTCTACGTCCCTGAAGGACTCTCGTAACCGTATCTGGTCCACTGTGGAAGACTACTTCCAAGCTGTGCATGGTATGCCCGGCAAGCTGGTATCTTCTCAAGGGGTTGTTCGCTTCGACGCCAATGGGCTCCAGTCCGACAAGTTTGGGTTGTCCCTGATTGCTTGCGACAAGAAGAAAGGTAAGGAAGCCACCAACAAGTTCCTCGGGTATAAAGCCCCACGTTTGCGTCTTGTGGCTGATGAGCTTCCTGAACTTGCTGAGTCCGCTGTGAGCCTGCGGATGGGTGGCAGTCGGTCAACGAGTCGTTCTACCGCTGGAAGACCAAGCGAGGGTTCTTCATTCGTTTCGATGGGGAGCGGTCACCCAACATCCTCTCTGGTGTGGACACTTATCCGTTCTTGGTGACCAAAGCCAAGCTGGAGCAAGCCAAGTTGCTGGGTGAGAAGTCTCCTGCTTATTACCGAATGATGAAGGGCTTCTGGTGCCCCTCCGGGGAGTCGGATGCCGTCTATTCTGAGGCTGACATCGAAAAGTTCGGCGGACAGGTTAAAGCCGAATGGTCTGCCGATGCTTCTAAAACTTTGGTGGCAAGCCTTGACGCCTCGTTCACATTTGGGGGTGACCGGTGCTTGTTGCGTTTCGGCACCGTTGGGGCCTCTGTGGAGGGGCGCAAAGTGCTGGAACTTGGAGACGCCGTGATGCTTACCGGGGACGTGACAGACATGACCACTCCGCACTCCTACCAAATC